CTCGTTACTACTTTACCACTGCGCAGTGGTAAAGTAGTAACGCATTGCAGTGGTACAGTGTTAGCACGTCAGCGTGGTACCGTGAGTGCGTGAAGTTAGTTGTGTCTAACTTAGTACCATAGTACTATATAAAATGTTCACAATTTGTTTACAATTTATTCATACGCTATTCACAACTGACCGTTATAATGTACTTAAAGATAAAGGAAAGGGGTACTCAAAAGAGAGTATTAAAGGTGCATAATATGAATGAGCCATTTTATATACTTAGACATTTTACAATAAATAGTTATAATTGCATGATGTTTACACTATCAATAGATGTATATGACATGGCAACTGATAAATTTATAGGTAAATTATATATTACAAAAACAAGGCAAGAGTTTTGGAAAGTAGCTTAGTTACTTTTGAGCCGGTGCAATTTCGGCTCTCTTGTATTACTGATAGCAATATCAGCAAGTAGCAAATAAACAAGCACAAAAAAGAAATGGAGACAAAAAACTATGAGAAAAGAAAAAATGATAACACGTACAATCGTAACAACCAATGCAGAGATTATGGCTTTTAATCTTGATACAAATGAGGTTATAACTTTAAATGAGTCGTATATTGGAGATTTAAGTGATAGAGATATTGAAAAGCAGTTTGCTATAGATTATGGCAATAGCGCAAAATTCTTAAAACTTGTAAACGCTGAGAAATCTTCAAAATTATATGGTATTACTGAAAAAGATTTTTTAGAAAATGCTATCGAACTTGACGAAAATAGAAAAGAGGTGAAATAGTATGACTGTTGAAAATTTATTTAGAGTTTTGTTGAGTGAACAAGAAGTGGAAATATATAGCCATAAGTTACAACAGAGCATATGGAGTGGTACAGTAAAAAATATCCCTAATTGTTTCTTTGATAATTTAATAAGCAGTTTATATTCATTGAAAGATACTTATGAAAGTTTTATAAGAATAGATATTATAGAATAGTCTAAGCGTAAACTGCACAGCAGGGTGCAAGTCCCTGTGCAGGCTTTACAATTGAATATAGTAAAGAATGAAAAGAGGTGAAACAATGACAAACAATATAAAACTAGGCACACTTATTAAATTTAGCAAAACCACAAATTTTCGCTTGCATGATGTACAGTACGACATATACGAACTATATAGAAAATCACAAATTATGGCAGATAAGCAATTAAAGAAAATGAAAGTGGTGAGCTTTAAGGTTGTAGAAAATGAGAATATGTTACAAGTGGATGTAGAAGAATAGAAAAGAGGTCACAAAAATGTTATACAAAAATAGAAAAATGTCACAAACAGAAATTGACGAAATTTATGAGGATTTTGTCGTAGAGATAGCAAGTAAGGTTGCTAAAAAGGTAAAAGGCAAAGTTTTTTATGGTTATGCGAATATTGAGAGCATGTGGTATGTTATGGTTAAAACACGTGAACTTGGAGAAAAGAGGTTTTTCCTTGATACGCTTGATTATGATATGATAACTGGTGTTTCATCAAAGGAAATCTCTGATAAAATAATTAAGCTTTATCACAGGATAATTGAAAGGAGATTTTTTATAATATGAGTTTTTATCGAGATAAAAGTAAAATAATATATCGTAGATATAGAATGATAAGAAAGTTTATATGGACTACCAAGTTTATTGAACATACAAGTTTTCGAGCTAATATAATGTTATTAATTAATATTGTATCTTATTACACATTTATAGTATACGGCAAATATAAGGAGTTAGTAGCTTTGAATGAATATTATACACAAATATGCATTGACGAAATGTATGAACGTATTAAAATAGAAAAAAGTATTAGTGATATGTATAAGCGTTTTCGTAAATTTTCGTAAATTGCAGAAACTAAATATTGAAAAGTTCATAAAATGTTCACAATTTAGTTATACTGTATTCATATTATTACTGTACTATATAATATGTAAAGAGGTAATACATCTTTTACAAAACGTTTGTTTTAATACTATGATACCGCGCTATTGCTAGGCAATACGACACTCAATAGTGCGGGCTCTTCAAAGAAAAAGGAAGTGATTAACAATGATAGAAGCATTATATGCGCAGCTTATTACAGACCCCAATACGCAAAAGATTGAAGTTGAAACTGATAAATTAGGTGCTACTATAGAAACTATATATCGTGAGGATTGCAAAATTGTAATTCGTCATAGAGCAGATGATTTTTTTTCCTGCATAATAGTCAAGAGATAGTAAAGTTATCATCAAATAGATTGCAAAAATCAACTTGACTACTACACCTTAAGGTGTTACAACTTTATTACATTTAACTTTACAAATCATAGCACAAAGAAAAGGAGAAAAAAGACTATGAGAAAACCAATGGTTACACGTACAATTATTTCAACATTAGTTACAGCTTTATGTGTAAATCCTCAGACTGCTGAGACATTCGAGCAGGAGTTCACACTTACTGGTAAGATTGCTGACAAGGACAAGGTGCTAAAGAGAGTATCAAAGCAGTATAACACTGATGATTGCACAATTGTTGCAATTCGTGAACTTAAAGAGGTCAACGAACTTTATGGCATGGATGAAGCAGACTTTATCAAGGGGGCAAAGATACTTGACCCTGCTACACGTAAAGAGATTGAAACAGAGCAGGCAGACGCAGAATAAAAGAAAAGGAGATAAACAAACATGGCAATTACAATTAATACACAGTCAAAAGATTTTACAGAGGTAGAGCAGTATTTAATGACATTGGATAGAGGTATTAAATCTCTTAAGGATGTAGAGGACAACACATCTATTCCAGTAGCAGGCTATCTTACATTCACAGACGAAAAAGAGAATGGAGATAGTGTTGATATATTATCAATCATCACACCAGACAATGAGGTATTCTCTTGTCAGTCAGCTACTTTCAAGCGTAGTTTTGATAATGTTTCTAATATCATGCATGGTAAACAGTTCAGTGTTATTAAAGTTAGCGGTACAACAAAAGCAGGCAGACCGTATATTGACTGTGCACTTGATGTAAAATCAGTAAAATAAAATTTTATCTTGCTGCTGACCCTTGCTATTAAGTTAGCAAGGGTCTTATTAATTTAGAGAGGAGAAAAAAGTATGGCAAAGAAACGTTTATCAAAAAATCAAAAAGCATTATATGATTTAATGCAAGAGTACGCTGATAAAGGAGTTGACGTTTCATACATTAATATTCCTAAAACTATAACGCAAAAGTTTTTAAAAGAAACAAGAGAAGATTTAGGACAGAGATTTACTGCACAACAACACGATATAGTAGATACGATTAAAGAAATGTTATATGATTTACCTAATAGCAGATATGTTTATAATCGTTCATACAATAAATTTAATGAAATATCATTAGAAAGTTTTTATTATAAAGCTATATCAATGTTACAAGATAATATGCAGGAGTTTGGCGAAGCATATTATAATCATTTAAGGGATAATGAAAGTAAAATTATAGAAAGTTTAGAAGTAATAGCAGGTGATAGCGAAGATAGTAGAATAAGGTCAAATATAGTACAAGCATTAAACATTTTATCTTATAACAATATGTCAAAAGAAATGGAAATAGTCACGAATAATTGGTTAGAAACACTTGCTAATTATGATGAAGAATAAGAAACAAAACGTTAGAAAATTTATGTGCGATTTTGAAACTACAGTTTATGAGGGTCAAACATCAACAGAAGTTTGGGCAAGTGCAAGCGTTGAGTTTTACACAGAAAATGTAAATATTTTTCATTCAATAGATGAACAGTTTCAATATTTTAAAACATTAAATTGTGACATAGTTGCTTATTATCATAACTTAAAATTTGACGGAAATTTTTGGCTGTCATACTTGCTAACAAAATTAAAGTATGAGCAGGCTATTCATTACTTAAATGATGAACAGACTCAAGCAGAATTTATTGCAATAAAAGATATGAAAAATAAAACTTTTAGATATACAATATCTGATATGGGTCAATGGTATACATTAACTATTAAAGTTAATAATCACATAATAGAGTTAAGAGATAGCTTAAAACTATTACCATTTTCAGTAAAGCAAATAGGAAAATCTTTTAAAACAAAGCATCAAAAATTAGATATGGAATATATTGGTTATAGATACGCAGGATGTAATATAACTGATGAAGAAAAACAATACATAGCTAATGACGTATTAGTAGTTAAAGAAGCGCTTGAACAGTTATTCAATGACGGACATGATAAACTTACAATAGGTTCATGTTGTATGGAAGAATATAAAAAGACTACTGGTGCTTATGATTATAAAGATTTATTTCCACCTCTTGATGAAGTTGCTCTTGATAAAAATATTTTCGGTTCGTCAAATGCTGATGAATACATACGTCATAGTTATAGAGGGGGTTGGTGCTACTTAGTAAAAGGAAAAGAAAACAAGGTTAGACATAACGGAACAACTGGAGACGTAAACTCTTTATATCCTAGTATGATGCATTCTCAAAGTGGTAATTATTTTCCAATAGGTAAACCATATTTTTGGAGTGGTAATATAATACCCAATGAAGCTATAGGAGAAAATAAATATTATTTCATAAGAATAAAAACACGCTTTTATATCAAAGAAAATAAGTTACCATTTATTCAGATAAAAGGCAATCATTTATATAAAGGTACAGAGTCATTAACAACTAGTGATATACTGAATAAAGATGGCACATATAATCGTTATTATAAAGATAAAAATAGTAACATACATGATAGTGCAGTAATAATGACAGTAACCATGACAGATTATAAACTAATGTTAAAGCACTATGAACTTGTAGACTTTGAAATTTTAGACGGATGTTGGTTTTATTCTATGAAAGGAATATTTGATAACTATATCAATCATTATGCAGAAATTAAAATGAACAGTAAAGGTGCAAAGCGTACAGAAGCAAAATTGTTTCTTAATAATCTTTATGGTAAACTAGCTAGTAGTTCCAATAGTAGTTTTAAGGTTGCGTATGTAAAAGATGATGAAAGTATAGGGTTTTATATTATTCCTGCTAATAACAAAAAGGTAGGACATATAGCAACTGGTAGTGCAATAACATCATATGCTCGTAACTTTACAATCACAGCAGCTCAAAAGAACTATTATGGAGTAGATAAAGCAGGATTTATTTACGCTGATACTGACAGTATTCATTGTGATTTACCTGCTGATAAGATAAAAGGAATAACAGTAGACCCGGTAAAATTTTGTTGTTGGAAACTTGAGAGTAGTTGGGACACAGCTATTTTTACAAGACAGAAAACATACATAGAACACATAACTCATAATGATTTAATTCCAGTTGATGAACCATACAATGATATTAAGTGTGCAGGTATGCCACAGAAATGTAAAGATTTATTTAATAAATCAATGCAGGGTTATGAAGTAAAGGAGAGTGATAACTATACACAAAGCGAATTAAAATTCTTAGCAACAAAAAGAGACTATAGTGACTTTAAAGTTGGTTTATGTGTTCCTGGAAAATTATTACCTAAGAGAATTAAAGGCGGTGTATTACTAGTGGACACGACATATGAAATGAGGTGAGAATAATATGATAACACGGATAGTAGATTTATATTACAGACACAAAGCAAAGAAACATGAAAAGACTTGCAATCATATATGTTGTTTTTGTAAGTACAAATATGATTGTGATTATTTTACAAGGGAGAGATAAATATATGAATGATAAAATGGAAAAAGTACTACAAGAACTACGCAAAAGATTTAGAGGTTCAATCGAGTTTTATGATGTACCATATACAGAGCAGTATAAAATAGAATATTGTTTAAATGGATTATACATTTCAAAGTTACTACCATACGATTTTATAAAGAAAAAAGATACAAGAGAAATTGTACTATCATTAAACATATTAATTGCAACGGATATACACAATCATTTTTACAAATAAGGAGATTATATTATGGAGAAATATTGTATGGAAAAATTTAAAAAGTTTACTGATTTTATAGTAGAATGTTTACATGAAGAATATACAAAAATTAATTTTAATAGTTATACAATAGAAGAAAAATATAATAGAGTAACAATAAAGTTATACATTAAATTAAATAGTAATGAATATGAATTAAGAATACCATGTGATTTTAATGTACCTATATCAAAAATATTATATGAAGCTAAAAGTGATATTACTCAAATAATATTAAATTGTTATAAATAAAAACAAAAAGGCAGGAGTACAAACTCTTGCCTTTTCTATATCTATAACTATTGCAGAACACAAGCGCACAGCATTTACGACAATACATACTAGCGTTATCTTTCAAACGTGCTACCTAGCAGTATCAAGTGAACATACAACAGCAGATACCTAATAACTGATAGTTTTAAATAAGACTTCTTTACATTTAAGGTTCTTAAATCTAAAACAACCTTTTTCAAAATAATATCTTAACTGACTAATAAATAAATCATTCTGTTTTAACATAACATAGTTAATATCATGGTCATTAACAGTAACACTTATTTTATTTCTAAAAGTACTATCTGCTTTATCATCAATATATAAGAAGCCCTGCTCACTGTATTGTTTCACTGCATAATCATGACTCATATATCTTAGCGTTGCAACATATTTTCCTTTTCCTACTGGTGTATCAATGAAAGCAGTGTTATCATTTAAGTACACATTCTCACTTGAATATGCAACATACTGGTTATTCTTAAATGCCCTATTAAAACCACTCTCTTTTTGTGCTTTGCTTGCAGTTTCTATGAAACCACTTTCCAGTACAAATCCATCTCCCTTTAAGAAATTAGTTTCACTGTTTAATCTTTCAGATATTCCCAACTCTGTGTAATAAGGGTTAATAATACTAACTGCATTACTTAACATATACACTGGAAGATACCTTGCTTGTTCACCATGACCTCTTGCTATACTTGTATGCACACTGATAAATTTTCTTATTTCATCACTACAGTAGTGATTAGTTTCACTTTGAAATTCATCAAATAGCATACTATCAGTATCACTAAGCAAATGACTATATTTTTTTAACTGGTCTGCGCTATTTAAACTAATAGCATAACCACAGTGTTGTTCATTTAAAAACAAACTATGATAGATACCACTTGCACATCTTTCGCTTTCCATAGTATAATTACTAAAGAACAATGTTTGTAAATCCTTGAAGAACTTATTAGATACATCATCTAGCTCATAATTGTACCTATAAATTAAGCAGAATTTTTTACCATATTTTAGAAATCTATTGATTAACAATCTGCCAAAATATGTTGTTTTACCACCACTTCTATTAGTGGTACATAAAAATAATTCCGGCTTCAATCCGTTTATGTCTTTCATTGAAAGTAATTTAGTTCCGTCATAGTATTTATTTTCACTCATATTGTTGTACTCTTTTCTTAAATTTGCCTATATTTATCTCAATTTATTATATCATAAATATTGCAAAATTTCAACTAGTATGATATAATTATAATAGATTAAATGAAAGGAGATAAAAGCATGGATATAAACGGTATTATGCAGGCTATCACAACAGTAGGATTTCCTATAGTAATGTGCTTATGTTTAGCATGGTATTGTATGAAACTTAATGATAGTCACAAGGCAGAAACAGACAAGTTTACAACTGCATTAAATGATAACACATTAATATTGCAGAAATTATGTGACATTCTAAATGTAGAAAGAAGTGATAAGAATGAGTAAAGTTGACACATACACAGACTTTATGGTTGCAATAGCAAATGACAATTCACATGGTTATTCACAGATTAACAGAGATGGAAATCCTGACTTTGATTGTAGTTCATTAGTTAGTCACGCACTTGCTAAAGCAGGTTTTAATGTAAATGTGAACAGTACAACGAGAAACTTGTATGAACAGTTAAAACGTTGTGGCTTTACTTCATGTAACAGACCTTTTCAAAAAGGTGATATTCATTTAGCTGTGGGACATCATGTTTGTGTTTCAACAGATAGTGAACATATAGTTCATGCAAGTATTGATGAAAATGGAACTACAAAAGGACGTAAAGCAGGTGACCAAACTGGAAAAGAAATATGCATAAGAAAATATTACACACCTAGTTATGGTTGGAGTTATCATTTACGCTATAAAGATGACAAAGGAAGTGCAGGTTATAGTATGAATTTATTAAAAAGAGGTTCTTCAAACAATGACGTAACAGTATTTGAAATACTTATGAAAAAGTTAGGATATTATACTGGTAGCATTGATACAAAATATGGTGCAGGATGCGAAAGAGCATGTAAAAATTTTCAGTCACAGCATGGTTTATCTGCTGATGGTATGTGCGGTATTAACACATGGAATAAACTTTTTAGTTTAGGAATAAGATAATGTCATGGATAGTTAAAGTTGGAGTAAATGCATACTTAACTCAATCACAAATGGAAAACAATGCTACTGAATTTTATGGATATTTTCATAGTAAAGGTTTTACCATTGAAAGTATAGCAGGTATGTTAGGAAACCTACAGCAGGAGTCAAACATTAACCCGGGTATGAAACAAACAGCAAGTGCAAGCAGTGGTTGGGGTTTAATACAATGGACACCTAGCAGTAATTTAACAGATTATGCAACTGCACATGGTTCTAATTGGGCAACTGGTGAAATACAAACACAGTTAATGTGGGATGAAATAATAAACGGATATGGTGGACAATGGATACCTAAGCCGTCACTAGGTTACGGATATACTGGTGCAGAATTTTCACAGCTGACTAATGTTGCAGAAGCCTGCAAGGCATATTTATATGAAAGAGAACGTGCAGGAGTAGAAGCACTTGATAAACGTTTAACTTATGCAAGCAACTGGTATGAATACCTAACTGGAGTTACACCACCTACTCCGCCCACACCACCCACACCAACTAAGCGAAAACGTATGCCAGTTTGGATGATGTGTAGACCATTATTTTAAACAGAAAAGAGGTGAGAAAAATGGCAGTACTTTCACACGATGATTTTATGAGCGCAGTAAAAGGTTTAGCAGGCGACAGTGCTGATGATAACACACTTGCTATGATTGAAAATTTTACTGACACTTACAATGACCTTGAAGCACGTGCAAGTGATACTACTGATTGGAAAGCAAAATATGAACAGAACGACAATGAGTGGAGAGAAAAATATAAAGCACGATTTTTTGAAGGTAAAGAGGGTACAGACCCTAATGAAGTATTAAGAAGCCAAAGGGAAGATATTACTGATGACGGTAAGGACATTTCCTTTGATGATTTATTTAAAGAAAGAGAGGGCTAAGAATTATGGCTACAAAACCAAAAATTAAGACACTTACTAATTCAAGCGTTGATATTTTAAATGCAATAAGAAACAACGCAAGCACAAACTACAGAGATTATGTACCGCAGGCTACAGCAGACTCTGACTCAATCAGAGAAATTGGCGCGGTAATCATGGACTACCCTGCTTTACAGAATGAGTTTTTATCTGCTCTTGTAAACAGAATAGGCAGAGTAATTTTAACAAGCAAATCATACGACAATCCGTGGGCTATGTTTAAAAAAGGTATGCTCGAGTTTGGTGAGTCTATCGAGGAAGTATTTGTTAATATTGCAAAGCCGTTTCAGTTCGACCCACAGGTTGCCGAGTCCAATGTATTCAAGCGTGAAATTCCTGATGTACGCAGCGCGTTTCATGTCATGAACTATCAGAAGTTCTACAAAGCTACAATCTCAAATGACCAGTTAAGACAGGCTTTTCTGTCTATTGACGGCATTACAGATTTAATTGCTAAGATTGTAGACGCTATGTACACTGGTGCTAACTATGATGAATTTCAGACTATGAAATATATGCTTGCAAAGCATATTTTAAATGGACTGATGAACCCAGTTACAATTCCTGCTATTAATACTGCAAACATGAATAGCATTGTTAGTACTATTAAGGGTGTATCAAACAAGTTTACTTTCCTTAGTTCAAAGAATAACCTTGCAGGAGTTATGAACCATACACCTAAGCAGGAGCAGTATTTGTTAGTCAATTCAAAGTTTGATGCTACCATGAATGTTGAAGTACTTGCAAGTGCTTTCAATATGGATAGAGCAGAGTTTGACGGGCATCATGTACTTGTAGATAGTTTTGGTGATTTAGACATTGAGAGATTAAATATTCTCTTTGCTGATGACCCAACTTATACAAAGATAGAAAAAGCAGAACTTGAAGCACTTGACGCTATACCTTGTGTAATGGTAGATAGTGACTGGTTTATGATATTCGATAACTATCAGAACTTTACAGAGCAGTACAATGGTGAGGGTCTTTATTGGAACTACTGGTATCATGTATGGAAAACATTTAGTGTTTCTCCGTTCTCTAACAATGCAGTATTTGTTGCAGGTGTACCTGCGGTAAAGAAAGTTACAGTTACACCTAGTGAAGCTACAGTTAGTGCAGGTGGTCAGTTACAGTTGTGTGTTACTGTTGATACTGATAACTATGCACCACAGAGTGTTATTTGGAGCATTGTAGAAGAGGGTGCTAAGGCTAGTATTTCAAGTACAGGTATGCTTAAAGTTAATAGTGATGCTGCAGAAACTATTACAGTTAAGGCTACTAGCACGTTTGATAGTACTAAGTTTGGCAAAGCAACTATTACAGTTGCGTAAATTAAATATGGCAGGAGAGCGTAATTGCTTTCCTGCTATTGTAAAGGTGGTGAAGATATGCAGATACAACCTAATAGTATTATCAAATTATGTAGCGGTGTACCAATAGATAGTAGTTATAAAGATACTATTTATTTTGCAAGCAAAAGCGCACAGAAAAGTTACTTTGATAGTAAAGTTAGTAAGACTATGGATAAGGCTAGTTTTCAGAGAATTAACGGACAACAGGGTGTTGTAAGAATGAGTGCTAGTGCTGAAAGTATTTATAATTGCAATTATATGATGTTTCAGAATAGTAACTACAGCACTAAATGGTTTTACGCTTTTATTACTAATATTGAATATGTAAACGATAAAGTTAGTAATGTATATTTTACTATTGATGTTATGCAAACATGGTTTCTTTTTGACTGTACTCTTAAAGAGAGTTTTGTTGAAAGAGAACATCATGCAACAGATACCACAAATGATTGTTTAGTTGGTGAAAATATACCAACTGGACAAATGATGTATGACCAACCCATTAAAAGTGGAATTTTTAATGATTGGTGTTTAATAGTGGTAAGTGGTGCTGATGAACAAGGAGCTATTTCAGAATTACAATATAATTATAATGGTATGTATTCACCATGTATGTTAATATATTGTGATAATGACCAACACAGTTTAGCTGAGTTTATAATGGCACTTGATAATAAAGGAAAAGCAGACCAAATAATTAATATCATATTAACACCTAAATCAATAATCAAACATCTATTAACAAACGGACAACCACTCACAAATAAAAAACCTATTTATGGGCTAAAACAAAATGAGCCATTACCATTTCAAATAAATAAACCAACAAATAAAGTTGGTTCTTATGTGCCTAAAAATCATAAATTACTATGTTACCCATATACTTATTTAACAATGAGTAATGGTAGTGGTAATAGTATAGAATATCGTTACGAGCTATTTGATGATATAAGTGGTAAATGCAATTTTGAAGTGTTTAGTGATGTTATTAATGGATATTATATGGCAAGTCCACTGAACTATAACGGAACGAGTAGCGCTCAAACAACAAGTGCAGGTGATACAACTATAAATTTTGATTTTAGTTTAACACTTGATAATATGCCTATTGTACCATGGAGTAGTGATACTTTTAAGGTGTGGTGGGCGCAAAATAAAGTGAGTGTACAAAGTAATATAGCAACTGGTTTAGCTAAGCTTACAATAGGAGCAGGACTAAGTGAAGTATCCCCAATGTTATCCATGGGAAGTAATTTATTACAATCTCAAATGATAAATCCAAATACTGATATTAAATTGGCAGGTAATGGTCAATTCGACATAAATAATATTATGAGACCTACAGCACAACAAACACCTAACAATAATACAATGCAATCAGCTATACAAACTGGAATGGCACTTAGTGGATATTCTGACATTAAAAATAGTTTAATTCAAATGCAACAAGCTAAAACATTGCCAGTTAGTTCACATGGTGGCGGTGGAAATAATATAATGTTAGATACTACTTTTCTTGATTTTTATAGCATGAATACTCATGTACACCCTAAACTTGCAAAAATAATTGACGATTATTTTACAATGTTTGGCTACGCTACTAATGAAGTCAAAGTACCTAATATTAATGTAAGACCACATTGGACATACACCAAAACACAGCAGTGCAATTTAGTTAGTATAAATTGTAGTAATAACGATATTACTGCAATCAAAAATATTTTTAACAGTGGTATTACATTTTGGAAAAATGCTAGTGAAATAGGTAACTATTCCTTAGATAACAGACCTAGTTAGAAAAGAGGTGAGACAATGAAAAAAGGAAGAAAAGCACAAACTGAAGCGTTCCTGCAAAATCAAAGAACATATTTACAGTATGTTAATAGGCTTACTGAATTAAGCATTTCAATGTTTGACTGGCAGAACTTACCTAATACAATTGACGCAAGATTTTTAGAGTTAGCTCTTTTCAATGACGGGATGGCTGTATTTTTTAAGGATGAAGTCATGGGTTATTTAGGACTACAAGTTATGATAGGTGGAACGCTTGATGTTTACAGAATACCTATTACACGTACAGCGTTTGCACAAAATGGTTATCAGATGAAACTTGACCAAAGTAACAGTGTTATTATCTTTAATAATATGCTACACACTAACAGTATACTTGATGTGCAGGAAATGAGCAAAAGACTGTATGAAATACAGAGGACTATTGATATAAATGTTATACAGCAGAAAACACCTAAGATTATTACATGTACTGAAAATCAGAGACTTGTAATGAAAAATCTATATGCACAGTATATGGGTAATGAACCATTCATTTTCGGCGATAAGAATTTGGATTTAAGTGGTATTAAGACTTTTGATACTACAAGCCCTTATGTTGCTGATAAGTTGTATGATTTAAAAACGCAGTATTGGAATGAAGCATTGACATACTTAGGCATTAGTAATGTTAATACTGTGAAGAAAGAAAGAATGATAACTGATGAAGTACAAAGAAACTTAGGTGGCACGATTGCTAGTAGGTATTCAAGACTGTTTATGAGACAACAGGCATGTGAGCAGATTAACAAAATGTTTGGGTTAAACATTAGTGTTGATTATAGAGAGGACATGCAGGTACTTGATACTTATGATGTCGATAAAGCAGATTTGAGTAATGAGACTGATGTAGGTAAAGGTGGTGAAAATAATGAGTAAGTATACAACAGAGGTGCGATTTATTTGTGAAAATAGTGCAGGCTTGAGTGAGAGTGAGGGTGCAGATAATGTTGATAGTATTTTAGATAGGTGTTGGAATAAGGTTTTTAATTTTGACTTTCCTATCTTTGATGAAAACTATAGACAGATTTTGTGCAGGAAAATATTAAAGCACTATTACACAAGAGAGATTGCGCATGAGACTGTAGGCAGGTGGAAGCTTGCGTTAAATGCTAAGCTAAATGAGATTATGCCTTATTACAATCAGTTATATAAAAGCGAGTTGCTTGAGTTTAACCCTTTTTATGATGTTGATTTGACAAGAAATAGAGAGGGTAGTGGTACAAGTAATAAGACAAGCAATAACACAGAAACTAATATAGGTACAACTAAAAATGTTAGTAGCGGTAGCGGTACAAGTAATACTAATACTTTGAATAGATTTAGTGATACTCCACAAAATAGTATGGACACACAGGGAATTGCTGATAGCGTACCTTTGACTACAGTTACTAAGGTGAATGAAGATAATGCGACTACTAATGAAAGTACAGATACATTGACAAGGAATGATAGTAAAACTGGAAGTGGTACAGAAAATATTAATAATACTGATAAGTATATTGAAACAGTTAAAGGTAAACAAGGAACAGAAAATTATAGCAGTTTATTAAAGAAATTTAGAGAGACTTTTCTCAATATTGATATGATGATTATTGAGGATTGTAGTGATTGTTTCTTTACTTTATGGTAAAGGGAAAGGGAGGTAATAATGGACGCAAATTATAGAGACTTAACAGAGTTTAGGTTTTGGTGCTTTAAAGTGTTACCACTAGTATATGATGATGAATTAAGTTATTATGAAGTTATCTGCAAGTGCGTTGACTATATTAATAATTTGATTGAAAATGATAAAGCTATTAGTAATGATGTTGAAAAGTTAAAGCAGGAAATGAAAAAGGTGCAGGAATGGATTAATAACTATGATACTAGTTTTGCAGAAAGTATTATTAGAGAGTATCTTGCAACTATGATATTTGTTACTATTAGTGACAGTGGATATATTATTTATAATATTCCTGCTAATTGGAAGAATATTACATTTAATACTACTGGGTTAGATATTGAAAATAATATCGGTGTTGGTAACTATGACTATGGACATTTAGTATTAAGTTATTAAGAAAGAGAGGTAAAAGTGATATGAGTAATGAATTAATTAACAGACAGTATGTTGGTGCTAGGTACGTGCCGAAGATTATGGGTGAGTGGAATAAGGCTTTGCAGTATGAAGCATTGAGTGTGGTAACGTATATGGGTAATAGCTTTACGAGTAAAGTGCCAGTGCCTGCGAATGTGGAAATTAATAATACAGATTATTGGGTTAATACTGGTAATTATAATGCACAGGTTGAAGAGTATAGAAAAGAAGCCCTCGCAGCTAAAGAGCTTGCAAATAATACTAACAGTGATTTACAGACATTTAAAAAAAATCAGACTAATACTAATACTGAATTTAATAAAAAAATTGATTTAACAACAAGTGCATTAAATGAATTAAAAAACGTTGTGTTTGATGGTGACACCCCTAATGTTATTACAGTTGCCAAAAGTGGTGGAAGATTTCATACAATTAATGAGGCTATTACCTTTGCAAAGAGATATTGCAGTAGAAATAACAGAGTTACAATTTTAATCTGCGGTGGTGTATACAAAGAAAGTATTGTACTTACAAAAAATCCAGGTATAGACCTTATTGGTATTGATATGCCAGAGATTGTTAGCGATACAGCATATCCTAATGGCCCTGCAAATATTTATGGTGATACTTATATTGAGGGCATATTTTTTCATTCAACAAGTGAAAGTGCTTATGCCTTTCATCTTGATGGAAGTACCGATACAAGTGCTGGTACTACAATAAATGTTGTGAATTGTAAATTTACTAGTGAGCATGAGCCAGCGTTGGGCTGTGGATGTACAAGAGGTTGCAATTATACGTTTAGAAATTGTGAATTTTATGGTAGTGACGGTATTTATGTTCATAATGAAGCTAGCGCAAACGTTGCTAAACAGTACTTTAATGCAATAGGATGTAAAATAAATGGGACAAAACATGCTGTTGCTGTTGATGATGCCGCTCAATTAAATTTTGGTGCTACTGGCTCACCTTTAGTACTTAACTTTGCTGGCTCTTATACATCCAATATAAATAGCATGCTTCTTTTTAGATTAACAAATTCTAAATCGTATGGATACATACTTGGTGATAATAAGGGCATCTCACTTTCAGCTGAGTCTACTACACAAATAGTAGCACTTGATTATAAATATCAAGGTGGTTACACTATAACAGCATCTATACCTACCTATGCAAACACTGGAGCTGTATATATTCCAGTAGAAAACGCTAACTTATTCACTTGGACAGTAACAACAACAATACCGGGAACTGGCACTTTCCCTTCAAAAGTTACAAGTGTTAGTGCACACTGGTTGACAGTGACAAGAGATAGTGGTAACTGGAATGGAGGTACAATACAGGTAGACTTGACAGGAATTAGATAAAATAAATTTTAAATACAAGACAGAGGGAGTGGTACAATAGTATCACTCTCTTTTTTCTGATACCGTGCTAACACTGAACCACTGCGCAGTGTCAACCTTGTACCACATGGCGGTACGGGGTAGGCACCAAAAAACCGAAGTGAGTTACC